GCTCTATACAAACCTCGGCTTTATACCTAGTTGTCGTCTTATGGACGTCAGCATACTGGTATTCGAACTTGTGTGCGTAGTTCTGGGAATTAAATCCTGAATCTAACCAACCTGAAGTAGAGCTTCTGTCCTCAGATCCTCTTCCCTCGACGATGTCATAAATGAAATCGTAGCGGTCGAGTTTCCGATTAAGAGCCTCTCCAGCCTGGTAGATGTCAGAAATTCCCGGGGACCAACCGTACACATGCTCAAGCCAAGTGTCCGACACAATTTGAGCTCTTCGGTTAGCGAGGTTGCCGACTGTGTCCCTTCTGGGACGCCGTCGTTTAGCGCTATTGACACGTTTCTTTACGTGGTCGAGATAGCGATTCAACCCCCTCCGAATGCCTTGTGCCGGGTTCCGTAGCATACGTAATGTCTCTTTAAGTTCTCCTAATGCGACCCCGCCTTGAAAAGCGGTTTGAGCACGTTGGAGATCCTTATAGAACTTCGTAGCAGCAACGTTATCGGAATCACTCCCAAAAGTCCACAGAGCCGGTTTCCCGGGTCTCAGGATATGGCCATTACAGTAGGCACCGTTAAGGCGTGGCTTGTTAGACACGCCATCATAGAAGTTACGGTAAAACTCTATAAATGCAGACCCCTGTCCACCGTTATAAGACACTTTCGAGGCTTCAAACCTCGTAGTGGCTTGTCGGTGTTTACGAATAAGAGTACGATAGTTAGGGACTCGCGTCCCACCCTTCGTCCTAGTAATCGTGACAGGGTACTGCGTCTGGAGTTGTTGGTTATAATCCACACGACTTGTAATCGTGTTATTATATTTAACCCAACGCCGTAGCGTACTACTAGTGTTTTCTGTAAACCATTCTCCCAAGATAAGACCCTCGGTAAGGTAGCTGTCCGAAAAGACAACTACAAAAGGCCCCTAGCGGGACCAGGTGACGGGGCAAAATTACCCCCTAAGGCAGATCCGCCACTCCTAAATCGGAGTTAGCCTCAACTATGTTGCATTGCGCAGCGAGAACATTTCCAAGGTTGACTACATCATAGTAGTCACCTTCTGGTGTTCTCAGAGATGTCGCACACCAGATTCCTGG